ACGGAATAGGATAGGATTTTCTACAATACGCATAGTTTATCCTACTTCAAAAAAAATATTTTTAAATCAATTTTCTTCAAACTTCATCATCGCTTACAACAAATCCATCTTTTACATACCCGTCTTTAGTCAATGCCATCAACGTAGTTTCTTCGGCAGATGCTTCTGAATCAGATTTAATATCATCAAATCCACCCATTAGTTCTTCATACATTTTTTTCCATTCTACAATAGTAACTGGTCCATCTGGATTTACCAATAAACATTTTCCATAAAATATTTTAGTATCAAAAGGTGGAGGAAAATCGTATTTAACTATTTTTGATGTTTCTTTCTGCTTTGTTCTACCATACAAATAAATAGTTTTTCCATTTAAACGCCAAACACATTTTTTTTTACCATAAGTTTCCAACTCTACATCTGCAATTTCTTTCAAATTTCCATTGCGTTCTACCAAAATGTACATAGTGTAATTGAAACAATCTATTTAAATTTTTTCAATTTTAATATTAAATAAAATTGAAAAAGTTTTATTATAAAAAATACATTAAAACATTCACAATGTCTACATGGAAAAATGGCGAGCTTATTTTTGATACAGAAGATATTTACCATGTATCTTTTTATAAATTGAATGGTATACCCGTTCGTTGTATTATCTCTATGTATGACGACTTTCCTGTTGGTGTAATTTTTCACATTCTTGGACATGGTGACTGGATATATTTTAATTCCAATTCTGTTGCAAGTAATTCTACTATCCCCCGTGTACTTAATCTATGGAATATGTACACAGCAGAAACTTCTGAAGAAACGGAACGAATCAAAACAATTTTATCAAATGTATATGATTATGCCAAAAATATTACATATCGAATGAACGGAGAAGAATTATAAAAATTATCTCTTGTTTTTTATAGAAATACTTACAATTTTAAAAATTGATAAAAAATAATAAACAATTGTAATCTATAATGGATTTTACAATTATTACACGAGAAAAAAATAATGTTATGTATACAATTGCATACCGACATTTACCGTTGTTTGAATTAGGGATTAAAGTACCTAATCATGAATACTATATTCAATATGTAGATAAAGATAAACAGGACATTTTTGATACATCTTATAGTTATAAAAAAATATCATTTGGAGATGTGATGGAATTAGCAGAAGATAAAATAAGTTCAGTGTTACAAACCATTATATTGATGAATGAAATAGTAGATGAAATTAAATATTAATGTACTGTGAATCAATTATATACCGTGACCCGTTATAATTTATTGAAAATGGACCTGTCAACTTGTTGAAGAAATCCAAACAAATATTGGATTGCATTGGCAAAAATTTAATATAAGCAATATTTTGTTCTTCAAAACTGCATTCTTTAACACATTCAACACCAAATAAATCTTTCAATGCATCTTTCACGTGCTGAATTTGAGGAGAACGCACAATAATAGGAGGAAGTTGAACCAACGCCATTTTATATAATATACATATTTTATTTTGTTTCAATTTTAATTAAATAGTATGTGGTATGTTTAAATATGGGTAATCAACTCACTAAAAAAGTAAGTTTTCAAGACATACAATATGCACAAACCAACGAACGTACTATCATTATTAATACATTACCTGAACAAGAACAATCTATTTTAATTTATAAAACAACACCTATTACATCTGAAATAAGCCAAGTTGAAAATGCAATTAAGTTAAAAAATAACATTATTATTTACGGTAAAAATAGTAATGATGAAACCATTTATATTAAATATAACCAAATTAGTAAATTAGGAGGATTAGCATATATTTATGTTGGAGGACTATTTGAATGGTTGCTATTACAAGATATTTATGGTCCTGAATTATTTAAAACAACAAGTAAAACATTAGATATTTTAAAATTCAAACCTAACAATATATTAAATACAAATTATATTACGTATTAATTATGGCAGGTGGATTATTAAATTTAGTTGCAGTAGGAAATCAAAATATTATTTTGAATGGAAATCCACAAAAAACATATTGGTCAAGTACATATAAACGAATTACCAATTTTGGAATGCAACATTTTCGGTTAGATTATGAAGGTTTACGTCAATTATCCGTTTCAAATGAAACTACTTATACATTTAAAGTAAAACGATATGCAGAATTATTAATGGATACCTATTTTGTTATACAAATGCCTGATATTTATAGTCCAATTTATCCTAATTTGACTACAGATGAGTGGGTACCTTATGAATTTAAATGGATTAAAAATTTAGGAGCGATTATGATTAAAAACATTAAATTTACAGTTGGAGGTAGTTTAATTCAGCAAATGACAGGTACAGATATGGTTATTTTAGCAAATCGTGATTTAAATGCTACTTATAAAAGAAAATGGGATGAAATGATTGGAAATACACCAGATATGAATGACCCTGCTAATGCATTAGGACGCATAAATAATTATCCAAATGCAGTCTATAACAATGGTATAGTCCCCGAACCTTCTATTCGCGGAAAACAATTACGAATTCCATTACCTATTTGGTGGGGGTTTACGTCACAACAAGCATTTCCATTAGTAGCTTTACAATACAACGTTTTACAAATTGAAATTACTGTTCGTCCTTTACGAGAATTATTTCAAATCAATGATATATTAAATGCACCTTATCCTGTAATTGCTCCAAATATGACTATACCAGAACAACAATTTTATCGATTTTTGCAACCTCCGCCAAATGTAGATTTAATTTATACAACTACTAATACAAATTGGAATGAAAATACTCATTTATCATGTCAATATTGTTTTTTATCCGAAGAAGAATCCAAAATGTTTGCATTACAACCTCAAAAATATTTAATTAAAGAATATCACCAAACTACATTTACATATGTAGGTATTACAGATAAAGTTTGGTTGCAAAATTCAACGGCTCTTGTCATGTGCTGGATGTTTTTATTTCAACGTACAGATGCTCCTTTGCGAAATGAATGGAGTAATTTTACAAATTGGCCTTATGATTATCTTCCAGCTCCAATTGAACCATTACCGAATACAATAGAAGATGGACCCTTTGGTACTATAGGATATGGTTTAAATCCGTCAACAGGAACTGCTACAAATTATTATGGTACTGGAAATTATCATCCTGAAAATCAAAAGAATATTTTAGTACAATTTGGAATTACATTGGATGGTACTGTCAGAGAAGAATTACGAACAGCTAATATTTATTTACAAGACCAACAATATTTGACTAGTGAAGGATATGGTTATACTTCATTGAATGGGTTGTATCAATATAATTTTTGTTTAGATACATCTCCTTTTAATTTACAACCTTCTGGTGCTATTAATTTAAGTAAATTTTCAAAAATAGAATTTGAATTTACTACTATTACCCCACCCCTTGACCCCAATTCTACCTTTTTAGTTATTTGCGACCCGGATTTAAATGCTCAAATTGGTGTAAATAAAACTTCGTATAGCATATATCAATATTCATTTAATTTGTACGTGTTAGAAGAACGATATAACGTACTTACATTCTTAGGTGGTAATGCTGGAATGATGAATGCTCGATAATTTAAATAAAATATAATTTATGGAAAAAATTACTTTTATTATTCCTACTATAGGAAGACCAACATTACAATTAACCTTAAATTCTTTAATAAAACAAACAAATCCACAATGGAAAGCAATTATTATTTTTGATGGTATTGAACCTACGATTCATAATTTAGATAATAGATTTACAATTCTTACTCATAAAAAGATAGGACGTTTAAATTATGCTGGTGATGTTAGAAATTATGGAATAACTCATGCAACTACTGATTGGGTTGCATTTGTAGATGATGATGATGAAATTAAAAATACATATGTCAACACATTTTATGAAGAAACAAAATACAATAGTGATATTATAATTTTTAGAATGAATCTTAATAATATTCTTTTACCAAAAATAAATACTAATAATTTTTATAAAAACGAAGTTGGCATCTCGTTTGCTGTTAAAAAACAAATATTTGATAGTGGAATTGTATTTGAACCTTCTGATTATGAAGATTATGAATATTTAAATAAATGCAGAGATAATAAATATAAAATATTAATAAGTCCTCATCATTTATATAATGTAAACAAATATAATTCACCATATTCACCTTATTTATTAAATAGAGTATATATAAAATTAATT